CCCAAAAAATGCCCCGGGGGGCAATTTTCAACAAACAATCTCACCTCGAGAGGAGTGGAACCATGGTTGCGCCTAAGGGAAGTACTGGCGGCGTCCCCAAAAGTCGGAGTGGTCCGGCTCAGACTCCTCGCGATCGTGAGAATCAGCTCGTCTCGATGGCCTACGACCTCGCCGAGAAGCGGATGGCGGAAGGAACTGCGTCGGCTCAGGAGGTTTCGTTCTTCCTGAAGATGGGTTCCTCCCGCGAAGTACTCGAGCAGGAACGTATTCGTAACGAGAATGCTCTCGCTCAAGCCAAGATCGAGCACATGGCTTCCATGCAACGTCAAGAGGAACTCATGATCGAGGCTCTCAACGCAATGCGCGAGTACAAGGGCGTCGAAACGCAAGACGAGCAAGGTGACTATGACGGTTAGGACTTATTCCGAGCTGATTCAGTTCAAAACTCACTTGGAACGTTTCCGTTACCTCTCACTTCAAGGGACTGTTGGGGATCCGACCTTCGGACATGACCGATGGGTGAACCAGCATTTCTACAGGTCGACCGAATGGAAGCGAACCCGGCGTGATGTTATCGTCCGAGACAACGGCTGCGATCTAGCAGTCGAAGGTTTCGAGATCCATGACAAGATCTACGTCCATCACATGAATCCACTCACCCCCGAAGAGATTTTTGAGGGTGCTCGGAGCATCATGGACCCGGAGTTCCTGATCACGGTCAACCTGAACACACACAACGCCATTCACTTCGGCGATGAGAGACTCCTCCCCCGTCCCTTAATCGAACGAAGGCCTGGCGACACGAAACTGTGGTAATCCAGGGAAGGAGGAACATGGGAATCAACAACATCAATGCGTTGATCGACGGAAGCGTCGCCGACAGCCACGATGAGACCGACGTGCCGGCCGCTCTCGAGCGTTCGACCCAGGATGGCTCCGGCTTTGCCGGCGATCTGTCCCGAGTCGAAGAGATGCTGCCGCCGAGCGACTTCGAGGAGGTCCCCGAGTGACCGCCGCGCCGATCAAGTACGACTTGCCCGTCGCGAACTTCATCGCCGGGCTCGACGCAACTGGTCACGTCACGCATCGCAACTACACGAAGAAGTCGGTGACCTTCCACCACAACGGTGGACGGCTTTCACTCGCCGGCATCCTCGAAGTCTGGAAGACGCGGCCGGCTTCGGCTCACTTCCAGTCTGACGCCGCTGGTCGCATCGGGCAGTACGTCGGTGTGTACGAGTATGCCTGGGCCACCGGCAACACCCAGGGCAACATCGAGTCGATCTCCATCGAGATGGCCGACAAGACCCTCGCTCCGGACTGGATCGTCGACCCGGTCACCTGGCGCGCCGCCGCTCGTCTCGCGGGCTGGCTGTTCGCCAATGTGATCAAGGCGATTCCGACCCGGAACAACGTCTTCGTCCATCACCACTGGAAGTCGACCGACTGCGCCGGCCCGTACATCGATCGGATCTTCAACGACCTGCTCCTCGAGGTGCAGGCCTGGTACAAGATCTTCACCACACCGAAGTCGCCGGTCACCACCGGCGGCACTCTGGAGGACATCATGGCTCTGTACGACTCCGCCGCCGACTTCGAGGCCGCTCTGACCCGGGCCACGGCCAAGGGCACCGAGCAGGGCATGGACGCCTACGTCAAGCGGTTCCTCACCAACAACTCCGGCACCGGCGACCTGTACATGGACGAGGTTCGTGCGCAGCGCACCAAGGAGAACAGTCTGCTCCAGCAGATCGCCAACAACACCAGCAAGGCCTGACGCACCAGCGTCAAAATGGTAGCGAATCGAGGGAGGTGACCCAATGAGCGACAGCATTCTGCAAAGCACGAAGAAGATTCTTGACATCGAAGAGTCCTACACGGCCTTCGACTTCTCCGTGATGACTCACATCAACACTGCCTTCTCCAAGCTGAACCAGCTTGGCGTTGGTCCCGTGGAAGGTTTTGAGATCGAGGATGACCAAGCTACTTGGGACACCTTCCTCGCTTCCAACCCGAAGTACAACATGGTGAAGACGTACGTCTACCTGGTGGTTCGGAGTCTCTTCGACCCACCGCAGTCGTCGATCGCCAACACCATGATGAAGGAGCAGATCGAGCAATTCGAGTGGCGACTCAACGCTCTCCGCGAGGAGACCGACTGGGTCGACCCGACTGTGATCGTCATTCCCTGACGCAGCTTTCACCGGGTGTCGGGTTTTTTCAAACGAGAGGAGGTAACCGTGGCAGATCCTAGCCGCCTCGAGTTGGTGATCGTAGCCATCCCGAGTGACGACGACCGAACCTGGAAGGTCTCCAGCGAGAAGGTCCCACACATCACGCTGTTGTATCTCGGTTCGACCAACTGGGATGGAAACCAGATGGCTGAAGTAGCTTCATACGTGAAGCACGCAGCCGCAAATTTCCACTCGTTCGGGATGTCGGTCGATCACCGTGGTGTGCTCGGCGACAAATCTGCAGACGTTCTGTTCTTCAACAAGTCTTGGTCGTTCAAAGAGCTCGAGCGATTCCGTTCGCAGCTTCGCGCCAACCAAGACATCGACAAGGCATATCTGTCGGCGGATCAATTCCCGTCATGGACGCCTCATCTCACGCTTGGGTATCCCGAGACCCCGGCGCACAAGGACACGAACGACTACCCCATTTCTTGGGTGAACTTCGACAAGATCGCCATGTGGGTTGGTGACTCCGAAGGCCCTACGTTCAAACTCAATGAAGATCGTGGCCTGGAGGTAGCCATGTCGCAGGTACTGAACGCCCAGGAGGTCGAGGAAATCCTCGAGCACTACGGCGTCAAAGGCATGAAGTGGGGCCATCGCAAGGACGAGAAGTGGGCCAAGACGATTTACTCGGTCCGCGGCGCCGTCGCGTTGCACAACCACGTCGCCCACAAGATGAACAACGGGTTGATCGACAAACACAACAACGATCCCCGGTGGAAGGGCAAGAACCTCAACACCAACAGGAAGCTGGCCGAACTCTACTACAAGGAGTACGCGAAGCTGAATGATCGGGTCTACAAGCAGTCGGTCAACGAGGTTCACGGCATCAGTCCTTCCGGCACCAAGCGGGCCGTCTACGTCAACGACTCGCAGGGTCCTCGCATCGAAATTCGGGATGTGAACGCCCGTCACGCTGACCCCATCCCGATGCCGGACCTCACGATCAAGCTGAAGTTGGACGCGAACGGTTTCATCACCGATGCCAACACGGCCGACGAGGGCGTCATCGAGCACTACGGCGTCAAGGGCATGAAGTGGGGCAAGCGGAAGAGTCGGCAGACCGAAGCGAGTCACCCCGACTCGCAGCACGTCACCGACATCCACATGCGGGTCAAGGCTCAGAAGACCACTCGTCCGCTGAGCAACAAGGAACTGCAGGACGCCATCACCCGGATGAACCTCGAGCAGCAGTATTCGCGTCTTTCCGGCGGCAACGATCGGACTCGTGTCCAGAAGGGCAGGGTTCTGATCGGTAAGATCCTCGCGGATTCCGGCAAGCAGGTCGTCACTCAGACGGTCACCGGTCAGCTCAAGGGACTCGCCGATCAGGCGGTCAAGAAGTAGGAAGGAGGTTGGCGATGAGTTTGTCTAACACAGCGACACCGATCTATTACGGCCAGTTCCGTGATGCGGTTATTCGTGGAGAGATTCCCGTTTGTCGGGAAATTTCCATGGAGATGAACCGAATCGATGCGCTCATCGCCAACCCCAACATTTACTACGACGACAAAGCCGTCGAAGGCTGGATTGCATATTGTGAGAAAGAACTGACTCTCACAGACGGCGGCGATCTGTATTTGCTTGACTCGTTCAAGTTGTGGGGCGAACAGATTTTTGGTTGGTTCTACTTTGTCGAGAGACAGATTTTTGAGCCGGCCAAGGATGGTCGTAGTGGTAAGTACGTCACGAAGCAGGTCAAGAAGCGACTGATCACTAAGCAATATTTGATCGTCGCTCGAGGTGCCGCCAAGTCGATGTACGCTTCGTTCATTCAGAACTATTTCTTGAACGTCGACACCACCACTACGCATCAGATCACGACTGCTCCCACCATGAAGCAGGCCGAAGAGGTCATGTCCCCAATGCGCACGTCTATCACGCGCGCGAAAGGTCCGCTCTTCAAATTTCTCACCGAAGGTTCTCTGCAGAACACAACCGGATCACGAGCCAACCGAGTTAAGTTGGCCTCGACAAAGAAAGGTGTCGAGAATTTCTTAACCGGTTCGATCGTTGAGATTCGCCCCATGGCGATCAACAAACTGCAGGGTCTTCGCACCAAGGTTAACACTGTAGATGAGTGGCTATCCGGTGATCTTCGTGAAGACGTCATTGGTGCTATCGAACAGGGTGCTTCGAAACTAGATGATTACATCATTCTAGCTATCAGCTCCGAAGGAACCGTTCGAAACGGTGCTGGTGACACCATCAAGCTAGAGCTAATGGAAATTCTGAAGGGCGAGTACATTGCTCCTCACGTTTCCATCTGGCATTACAAGCTCGACGAGATCGAGGAAGTTGCCGATCCATCCACATGGGTGAAGGCAAACCCAAATCTCGGAAAGACCGTCACATACGACGTCTATCATCTGGACGTTGAACGAGCTGAGAAAGCTCCTGCTTCGCGCAACGATATCCTGGCGAAGCGGTTCGGTATTCCGATGGAGGGGTTCACATACTTCTTCACGTACGATGAAACTTTGGTACATCGCCAACAGAATTTCTGGGGTATGACCTGCTCGTTGGGTGCAGACCTTTCGATGGGCGATGACTTCTGTGCGTTTACCTTTATGTTCCCACTTAGGGGCGATAGATTCGGCATAAAGACTCGTAGCTATATTACGAATCTAACTCTGATGAAACTCCCCGGAGCACAGCGCCAGAAGTACGAAGAGTTCATTCGTGAGGGAAGCCTTCATGTCATGGAAGGTACTGTCCTAGACATGATGGAGGTCTATGACGACCTCGATCAGCATATTCAGAACATGGAGTACGACGTCCGCTCCTTTGGCTACGACCCCTACAATGCCAAAGAGTTCGTGAACCGGTACGAGCAAGAGAACGGACCTTACGGAATCGAAAAGGTTATTCAGGGCGCTAAGACGGAATCCGTTCCGCTCGGCGAACTGAAGATCCTGGCCGGCGAGCGTCTTCTTCTGTTTGATGAAGCACTGATGCAGTACACCATGGGCAACGCAATGATTCTCGAGGATACCAATGGTAACCGAAAGCTTCTGAAGCGTCGCTACGACGAAAAAATCGACAACGTGTCCGCAATGATGGATGCATACGTAGCCTATAAGCTTCATAAGGAGGCTTTCGAATGACACAGTTCGTAGGCTTCGAGAGGCCCTCCCCCGAGGAGACTCTCGAGCACTATGGCGTTCTCGGCATGAAGTGGGGCCGACACCGCGCCAAGGCCAACGGCACTCAGATCCGTGCTGCTCGCCGGAACGTGAGCCGAATGGCTGCCGACGTTCTCGATCAGAAGGACGTGGTCAAGGCCAAGCCCAAGGGCAGCGCCGAACGGGCCAAGGCGCAGAAGAAGTTCGACAAGATGAAGACGGACTTCCTCAACAACCCGGACCGCGTCATCGCGGCTCGACTGACCCGGGGCGAGAAGATCGCTTTGGCCATCCTCGCCACCCCGGCCGGCGCGGCGGGCGCCATCGCTGGCACCTCTGCGGTATCTCGAGCGATCGAGCAGCGCCAGGAGAACAACAAGAACCGCCGCTAGCGCGCATATTCGCAGAGAGGAGGTGACCCATGAGCAGAATCGGCGACAGACTGAGGCAGATCAAACACGCGTGGAACGTATTTTCTCGGATCGACGACGGCACCGAGCGGATGGAACAGTTCAGCTACGGTAACGCCAGCTTCGATCTTCGTCCATACGCGCCTCGAACGAGCTTTTCGAACGATCGCTCGATCATCTCCTCGATCATCACGCGGATGGCCATCGATGTCGCTTCAGCAAATCTCCGGCACGTTCGTCTGGATGACGAAGATCGTTTCACGGAAGAGATCGACAGTAATCTCAACGACTGTCTGAAGACCGAAGCCAACTTGGACCAAGCGGCAACAGCACTTCTTTTGGACATCGCTTTCACGTTGTTCGACAAGGGTGTTGCTGCTGTAGTTCCGGTGGATACGACGTTGAATCCACTCGTTACGGGCGGGTTCGACATCAACACCATGCGGGTCGGCGAGGTCGTCAACTTCCACCCTCGTCACGTACGGGTGAGTCTGTACAACGAGAAGAAGGGCATTCGGGAGGAGATCACGCTCCCGAAGAAGATCGTCGCGATTGCGGAGAATCCGTTTTACTCCGTGATGAACTCATCGAACTCGATGCTCAAGCGGCTGACACAGAAGCTCAGTCTGCTCGATGTCTCCGACGAAGCGGTTGCCTCGGGCAAGATCGACATGATCATTCAGCTTCCATACGTGATCAAGTCGGAGTCCAGGCGAGACGCTGCTGAGAAGCGGCGCAAGGACATCGAGATGCAGCTCAAGGGCAGCCAGTACGGCATCGCCTACGCTGACGGTACCGAGAAGATCACTCAGCTGAACCGTCCGGCGGAGAACAACCTCCTCAAGCAGATCGAGTGGTTGGTTCCTCAGGTGTACGGCCAACTCGGCATCACCGAGGACATCATGAAGGGCACGGCCGATGAAGCGGCCATGCTCAACTACCACAACCGGACCATCGAGCCTGTGCTCACGGCGATCGTCGAAGCCATGCGACGCACCTTCCTCACCAAGACGGCGCGGAAGCAGAAGCAATCGATCATGGCCTTCCACGATCCGTTCAAGTTTGTTCCGATGGAGAAGCTCGCAGACATCGCGGACAAGTTCACTCGGAACAAGATTCTCAGCGCCAACGAGATGCGGCAGGTCGTTGGTCGGAAGCCTTCCAAGGATCCCGAAGCTGACAAGCTCGTCAATGCCAACATGCCGGCTCCGTCGGAGCCAGTTCCACAACCAGTTCAGGAAGGAGATAGTCAAAATGGAAGCCAACTTCAGCGGTTGGGCAACCAAGGCTAATCTCAAGTGCACCGACGGACGTACCATTCGGCCTGACGCCTTCAAGGATCAGGACAAGGTCACGGTTCCGCTGGTCTGGCAGCACGGCCACAACTCCCCCGAGAACGTTCTCGGTCACGCGGTTCTCTACAACCGCCCCGAAGGCGTCTGGACCGAAGGCTTCTTCAACGACACCAAGGCCGGCCAGGCCGCTCGCGCTCTCGTCGAGCATGGTGACGTCAAGGCGCTGTCGATCTTCGCCAACCAGCTGGTCGAGAAGTCGAAGCAGGTCCTCCACGGTGTCATCCGTGAGGTCAGCCTCTGCCTCGCCGGCGCCAACCCCGGTGCGTTCATCACCAACGTCTCGATCCGGCACTCCGACGGCGACGTCGAGGACCTGGACGACGCGGCGATCATCAGCGCCTGGGAACTCCCGCTCGTGCACTCGGATCGCGAGGAGTACGACGAGGAAGAGCTCGAGCTGGCTCACGCCACCCTTCAGGACGTCTACGACTCCCTGAACGAGGAGCAGGTCAAGCTCCTGCAATACATGATCGGAACCGCGGTGGAGCAGGCTCAGGCCGGTTCCGCCAAGCACTCCGACACCGACGGCGAAGACCCCGCCGGCGACCCCGACGAGGACGAGAACCTCGAACACCAGGAAGGAAACAACGGCATGACTCGGAACGTCTTCGAGACCTACGGTCAGGGTGGCGGCCAGCAGGGCGGTCAGGGTGGCGGAGAGCTGCGTCACGGCATCTCCATTTCCCGCGACGACGTGCGCAGCATCGTGCACGACGCTCTCAACCACACCGGTTCGCTGAAGAAGTCGATGCTCGCCTACGCCGAGAAGCACCTCGAGCACGGCATCAACGACATCGAGCTGCTGTTCCCGGAGGCCAAGACCCTCGAGAACACCCCGCAGTGGAACAAGCGTCGCACCGAGTGGGTGGCCGGCGTGCTCGGCGGCGTCAGCAAGTCGCCGTTCGCCAAGGTCAAGAGCATCGTGGCGGACATCACGCAGGACAAGGCGCGGGCCCTGGGTTACATCACCGGGAACTACAAGAAGGAAGAGTGGTTCGACCTGTCGTCCCGCTCGACCGGCCCGACCACGGTCTACAAGAAGCAGAAGCTGGACCGCGACACCATCATCGACATCACCGACCTCGACGTCGTGGCGTGGATGAAGGGTGAGATGCGGCTCATGCTCGAGGAGGAAATCGCGCGCGCGATCCTCATCGGCGACGGTCGTGACCCGGAGGACCCGGACAACGCCGGCCAGCCCAACCCGGACAAGATCAAGGACCCGGCCGCGGCCGCTTCCGGCGACGGCATCCGGTCGATCCTGCACGAGAACGAGCTGTACGCCACCACGACGTACGTCCAGATCGGCACGGGTTCGAACCCGTACCAGGCGGCGATCGACCAGGTCCAGCTGGACATGGAGTACTACAAGGGCACCGGCTCGCCGACCCTGTACGCCACCCGGCGGAACATCACCCGCATGCTGCAGACCAAGGACGGCATGGGCCGGCGCCTGTACCGCAACCGCGACGACCTGGCCTCCGAGCTGGGTGTCGGCAGCATCGTCGAGGTCGAGGTCATGGACCAGGAGCCGGACGTCCTGGGCATCGTCGTCAACCTGGCGGACTACAACGTCGGTACCGACAAGGGTGGCGAGGTCAACTTCTTCGACGACTTCGACATCGACTACAACCAGTACAAGTACCTGGGTGAGACCCGTCTCTCCGGTGCGCTGGTGAAGATCAAGTCCGCGCTGATCATCAAGATCGCCGACGCCGGCGACACCGCGGTGGTCCCGAACGACCCGACCTTCGACGAGTCGACGGGTGTCGTGACCATCGTCGCCACGACCGGTGTGACCTACGAGAACGCCGACACGGGCGCGACCCTGACCGCTGGTGCGCAGCCTGCACTGGCCGTGGGCGACACGCTGAACATCGTCGCCGTTCCGGACTCCTCGCACTTCATCGCGAGCAGCGAGGACGCCAACTGGAGCTTCACCCGTCTGCCCTGATCCTCGGCTCAGGAGGAATTAGGTCAAAATGGCAAAGTTCTACGGCAAAATCGGCTACGGTCAGTCGGTGGATAAAGGCGTAGGCGTCTACGAGGACGTCATCACGGAGTACCAATACCGCGGTGACGTCCTCCGAAACGCTCGGCAGCTCAAAGATGGCGAAAGTGTCAACAACGATATTTCCGTCAGCAATTCCATCAGCATTGTCGCAGACGCGTATGCCAATGCGAACTTTCATGCCATTCGCTACATCGAGTGGATGGGGACTCTGTGGACGGTTTCAGACGTCGAGGTGCAGAGTCCCCGTCTGCTTTTGAGGCTGGGAGGTGTCTACAATGGCCCGAGAGCAACTCCAGTTGCTCCTTGAGGCGGCCGCTGGAGGCAACAAGGTATATTTCCAGCCTCCGGCGAACGTGACGATGGAGTATCCATGCATCGTCTACGAAAGGGACGCTTCGGATACGAGGTACGCCGACAACGCGCCGTACACCATGAGATTTCGCTACTCGGTCAAGGTGATCGATAGCAACGCCGACAGCCCCATGTTGGGTAACGTCGCAAGCCTGCCCTTGTGTCTGTATGACAGGCACTACACGGCCGGCAACCTCCACCACGATGTTTTCAACATCTACTTCTGAAGGGAAAACACATGACTGCACTCGTGTGGGACAAGGTCGGCGAGCGGGAGTTCGAAACCGGCTGTGACCACGGAGTTCTCTACCCCCAGGACAACGCCGGGGCCTACCCGCTGGGTGTCCCCTGGAACGGCCTGACCACGGTCACCGAGTCTCCCTCGGGCGCCGAGGCCACCCCGCAGTACGCGGACAACATCAAGTACGTCACCCTCCGTTCGGCGGAGACCTTCGGCGGAACCATCGAGGCCTTCACCTACCCGGACGAGTTCGCTCGTTGCGACGGTACGGCGGTTCCCTCGCCCGGCGTTTCGGTCGGTCAGCAGCGTCGCAAGACGTTCGGCTTCTCCTACCGCACGATCGTGGGGAACGACATCAACCCGGAGGCCGGCAACAAGCTGCACCTCGTGTACGGCGCCACCGCGGCCCCGTCCGAGAAGGCGTACGCCACGGTCAACGACTCCCCCGAGGCCATGGCGCTGAGCTGGGAGTTCGACACCGTTCCGGTCTCGCTCACCACGATCGACCCCGAGACGGGCCTGCCGTTCAAGCCGACCGCGCTCCTGACGATCGACACCACGAACGCCGACCCGACGGCCCTCGCGACGCTCGAGGACATGCTGTACGGCACCGCCGGCGCCGACGCCTACCTTCCGGACCCGGACACCGTCCTGGCCTTGTTCGTGGGCACCATCACCACGGTCGAGACCGTCGCTCCGACGTACGACGCGGGCACCAAGGTCATCACCATCCCGGCCGTGACCGGCGTCCAGTACTACATGAACGGCGAGCTGCTGACCACCGGTCCGCAGGCACCGATCACCGAGGACGAGGTCGTCACCGCCATGCCGGCGGACAACTACCGCTTCACCGAGACGTCCGACACGGACTGGACGTTCAACTTCTGACACACGAAAGGAGACCAGAGAATGCTCACCCTCCTGGTTCCAATGTCCCCTGAGGGTTTCAACGAGGAGACGAATGAATTCGTACCTCCTGAGACCTACGCATTGGGGCTCGAGCATTCTCTGGTCTCCGTGTCAAAATGGGAGTCATTCTTCGAGAAACCGTTCTTGAGCGAGACTCCTAAAACTGAAGAAGAGACGTTGTGGTACATCTCGGCAATGATTGTCGACAAAAACCCCCCGGGGGAAATTCTCCAGAGGTTTTCAAAGGCGAACTTCGATTCGATCGTCGAGTACATCCAGGCAAAGAACACCGCTACGTGGGTCAATGCCGTCGGCAAGGGTCGCTCTCGAGAAGTGATCACTGCTGAAGTCATTTACTACTGGATGATTGCTCTGCAGATCCCGATCGAAGCTCAATACTGGCATCTGAACAAGTTGTTGACGCTTATCAAGGTCACCAACGAGAAGAACAACCCCAAGAAGATGAGCAAGCAAGAAGCCGCCCGAAAGCAGCGTGAACTCAACAACGCTAGAAGGGCGCAGTACGGCACAAGAGGCTGAGAGGAGGTTTGACGTGACACAACTCAAGTGGGGTGCCCCAGGAGAACGGCAGTACGAAGATGGCGTAGATCGTGGGGTCTTGTACGTCGATGACGTAGGTTACGTCTGGAACGGCCTTGTCTCGGTTTCTGAATCCCCCACAGGTGGCGAACACAACGCAAACTACCTCGACGGAATCAAGTACAGCGCTACGATGACCGCCGAGGAGTACGAAGCCACCATCACCGCAATCTCCAGTCCCCAAGCATTCGACGCTTGTGACGGGACCAAGTCCTTGTACCAAGGACTGTTCGCAACTCAACAGCGTCGGAAAGAGTTCGGATTTTCTTACCGGACGATGATCAACAACGATCTGACCGAGGACGCCGGCTACAAGCTCCATATCGTGTACAACGCTCTGGCTGCTGCAGCTGATCGGAACCGGAATACCAGGAACAGCGATGGGAATCTGTCTCCGCTCAGCTGGTATATTCAGGCGGTTCCGCCGGCCTCGTACGGATACGGTTACAAACCGACTGCACACTTCGTTGTGGACTCCCGATTTACCCCGGGGGATATTTTGACACAACTCGAAAGTCTGCTGTACGGGACAGATGCCACCGAAGCACAGCTTCCATCGCAGTTGGATATTCTGAATCTGTTCGAGGCTTTCGCGACGGTTCAGGTCACCGACAACGGCGATGGAACATACACGATCAATGCTCCAGACGACATTCTCGTCGACAACGGCGATGGAACCTGGACGATCGATTACGCTTCCGTCATTCAGATCGACCCCAACACCTACGCCATCAGCTCACTGTAAGGAGGAGACATGGCCACCGCCAACGTATTTTCTGCGGAACGTTCGCAAGCGATCGAAGACGCCGCCATCGTCGACGCGAGTCTGGTTGGCGACAACCTGGTTCTGACAAGCAACGATGGTACTCCGCACGATGTCGGAAACGTCCGAGGTGCACAGGGTATTCAAGGCATCCCAGGAAACCCTGGTGCCAACGGTGTCGATGCCGCATTCGTGGTTCGCGCTTCAGACCCGAACACGAACCTGAACCTGACAGGAACCCAGACGATCGATGGTGTGGCGCTCGCTGTCGGAGACCGAGTTCTGGCCAAAAACCAGACCACTTCGGCCAACAACGGTATTTACGTCGTTGCGTCTGGTGCATGGACTAGAGCTACCGATGCGGACAGCTCCGCCGAGCTCGCCGGCGCCATCGTCCGAGTCCAGCAGGGCACAACCAACGGTGGTTGTCGTTACACCACGAGCTTCAAGGGTACCGACACGCTCGGCACCACTTCGATGCCGTGGCAGCGGGTTTTGGACGGCTTCAACGCGGCGTACATCACCATCAACGACACGACTCCCGATGCCAGTGGCTATGTCACAGTCACGCATAACCTCGGTTGGGCCCCTCGAATGATTTTCGGTATGGGCGCAAACCCGGGCACCCGATTCGCGGTTCTGTGGGGTTGCGACACCATCACATCCACCACGTTCAAGGCGAGATTCATGAACGCCAGTACCGCAGGTGCTCTAACCACAAGCGGAACGGGATCTTTCATCTTCCTGTGCATCCGATAGGGGATTGAATGACTACCACGACAACCACGTTCGATCCTGATCTGGGTGCCATGGTTTGGAACATCTACAACAACCGAGGCGAGATGACACCGGATCCATATCCGGAGGTCTCCAAGTCAGGGCCTGTGGATGGTGTCTGGACGATCACGGCTCCCGACGACATCACGCAAGCTGAGATGGATGAACAGTTCGCTGCTCAACTGTCGAGCATCATGATCATCCAGAACATGACCATCCTCTTCGAGAGGGTTTCTGCCGGCATTCAGCCGAATCGGGATTTTCTCGCGATCGAATCTCCGACCGTAGAGCAGAACGACACCCAGATTCAGGCGCTGACTCGACAGATCAACGCTCTCCTCATCCTTCGATCCGGTGATTTCTCAGACATCTCCGGCACCTAGGAGTTCGAATGCCCATATCCTTCACCTCTCGAGGAGACTTGAAGAAGACCGAAGACGCTCTTCGTCGTATGCAGCGCTTCGATATTCGTAAAGTTCTTGAGGCCGGAGGAGAGAAGGGTGTTAAAGCGCTAGCCGCGGCAACTCCTGTGGAATCCGGTCTGGCAGCGCATTCCTGGACATATCGTGTTTCGGGTGGACGAGGTAATGCTCGTATCACTTGGCTCAACACAGACGTCGAGAGCGGATTTCCCGTAGCCATCATGCTCCAATACGGCTATGGAACCGGTACTGGCGGGTATGTTCAGGGGCGAGATTACATCAACCCAGCGATGGCTCCGATATTTGACGAGATCGCACGAGACGTACTGAAGGCGGTGACCTCCTAATGAGCAACACGATCGACACCAAAGTTGTCGAGATGCTGTTCAAGAATTCTGACTTCCAGCGGGGGGTCGCCACTACCCTCAAGTCGCTTCAAGACCTGAAGAAGGGTCTGGAGCTCAAGGGTGCTACATCCGGATTGGACGAGCTCAAGGCAAAGACGAGCTCGATGAACCTTGCGCCCCTTCAAAATGGGGTTTCCGGACTCGGTTCCAAATTCAGCGCGCTGAAGACCATCGGCGTCGGCGCACTTCTTTCGATTGGCTCGACCGCGGTCAGTGTCGGCTCGAGATTGGTTAACTCTCTCGCTCTCGGACCGCTCAAGGCCGGCCTCCAGGAATATGAGACCAACCTCAATTCGATCCAAACAATTCTGGCTAACACTGGACTTGAGGGCAAGAGTGGCCTTGGGCAGGTTAATAAAGCTCTTGGCGAGCTGAACCACTACTCCGACCAGACGATCTACAACTTCTCGGAGATGGCTCGGAATATCGGTACCTTCACGGCTGCCGGTATCAAGCTCGAACCGGCCACCGCGGCCATCAAGGGTATCGCCAACCTGGCTGCTATTTCTGGCTCGTCCTCCGAGCAGGCATCCTCGGCGATGTACCAGCTGTCTCAGGCCATGGCCGCCGGTAAGGCGACCCTGATTGACTGGAACTCGGTCGTTAACGCCGGTATGGGCGGTAAGGTCTTCCAGGAAGCTCTGAAGGAGACCGCCCGGGTTCAGGGCAAGAATATCGATGACATCATCAAGAAGAACGGAAGCTTCCGAGACAGTCTCCAAGAGGGCTGGCTCACTACCGAGGTTCTGACTGCGACGCTGCAGAAGTTCACGGGCGACATGAATGCCCAGCAGCTGAAGTCCCTCGGATATACCGATCAGCAGATCAAGGCCATCATGAAGATGGGCAAGACTGCACAGGAAGCTGCTACGAAGGTCAAGACCGTTTCCCAGCTGATCAACACGCTTCAAGAAGCTGCGGGCTCAGGATGGTCTCAGACATTCCAAATCCTGTTCGGTGATTTCGAGGAAGCTCGTACGCTCTTCACGAACGTCTCGAATGTTCTTGGCGGGTTCATCCAGAACTCGGCGCAAGCTCGAAACAAGGTCCTCGGTGACTGGAAGGCTCTCGGCGGACGTACCGAGTTGATCAAGGGTATCGCCATCGCGTTCAACAACGTGATGGATGTTCTCACCCCGATCAAGAAGGCGTTCCGGGATATTTTCCCGCCGACTACCGGCAAGCAGCTGTTCGCTCTGACTCAGGCTTTCACGAAGCTCATGGGGCAGATGCGTCTCGGTGAAGACACGATGGACAATATTCGGCGGACCTTCCGCGGCTTATTTGCCATCATCGACATCGGGCTACAGGTGCTCAAGGGTGTCGGGACGATCCTCAAGACCGTCTTCTCGTCATTTTCTGATGGTTCCAGTGGGATTCTCGAGTTCACTGGAGGCATTGGGGACTGGTTGGTCAAGCTCGACCAGGCCATCAAGAAGGGCAAAGGATTCCAGAACTTCTTCAAGTCCATCGGTAAGGCGATCGTCGTACCGATCCAGGCCCTGAAGAGCTTCATCGGCTTCGTCGGTGATCTTATTTCTGGAATGGGCAAGCTCGACGCCAGTGGTATCGGGAACAGCTTCAAGGCTCGTTTCGCTCCTCTGGGTAAACTTGCTGACGGTATCTGGAAGGGCTTCTCCAAGGTCTTCGATATTTTCAATCGCGTCAGCCAGGCGATGCAGCCGGTGTTCGATGCGTTCTCGGAGTTCTTCGAGGGTGTCACTGACAAGATCGCGAGCGGGTTCACCGACGTCGATTACAACCATATTCTTGACGGCATCAACACAGGTCTGCTCGCAGGTCTTGTTCTGCTGTTCAAGAAGTTCCTGTCCGGCGGCATCAATGTCGACCTGGGTGGCGGATTCCTCGAGAAAATCGGGGAGGCCTTCGAGGGACTGACTGGTGTACTCGGCGCTATGCAGGCTCAACTGAAGGCTAACGCGCTTCTCAGGATCGCCGGCGCGATTGCCCTACTGACGGCTTCTGTCGTTGCATTGTCGCTCATCGATCCTAAGAAACTCACTTCGGCTATGGCCGGCCTGACTGCTATGTTCACTCAACTTCTCGTTGCGATGGGCATATTTGGGAAGGTCACGGCCACTCAGGGTTTCGTCAAGATGCCGTTCTTGACAACGGCGCTTATCGGAATGGCGATTGCCATCGATCTCCTTGCGATTGCCGTAGGGAAAATGGCTAAGCTGAATTGGGAGGAACTGGCTAAGGGACTCACGGGCACTGCGGCGCTCATCGGGTCTCTGATGTTGTTCACCAAATTTGGCGGTACTCAGGTCGCTTCTGGTGCGAGTTTGGTTCTATTGGCGGGGGCGATATTGCTCTTGACCAAGTCGGCCGAACAGTTCGGAGGTATGAATTGGGGTACCATCGCCAAGGGACTCACCGGAGTAGCGGGTATGCTCGCTGCGCTGGCTCTCTTCACGAAGTTCTCCGCTGTGAACAAGGGTGGCATCGCTCAAGGTGCTGGTCTCCTTATTCTCGCTGGGGCCGTCAAGGTTCTCGCGAGTGCAATGCAGGACCTCGGTAAGCTTTCCTGGAAAGAGATCGCTAAGGGTCTCGTCACCATGGCCGGCGGTCTCGCCCTGATGGGAGCAGCTCTGACGCTGATTCCACCAACCTCAGTCTTCTCGGCTGCAGCCATATTCATCGTAGCGGCTTCCCTGGGTCGTATCGGTGAAGCGCTGCAGAAAATGGGAGGAATGAGCTGGGGCGAGATCGCCCGAGGTCTTGTAACTCTGGCCGGCGCTCTTACCATCATCACTCTTGCGATGATATTCATGACCGAGGCTCTTCCGGGAGCAGCGGCTTTGCTGGTTGTCGCAGCGGCACTTCAAGTGATGGCGCCAGCGTTGCAAGCGTTTGGCGAATTGAGTTGGGGTGAAATCGCTAAGGCCATGACGGTCTTGGCCGCTTCACTCCTGCTCATCACAGCTGCGATGATCGGTATGACGACGGCTCTTCCGGGAGCTGCTGCACTTCTCGTGGTGACGGCTGCTCTGCGTGTTCTCGCTCCGGTACTTCAAGCCTTCGGCGAGATGTCCTGGGGGGAGATCGTTAAGGGTCTCGTCACCTTGGCTGGAGCTTTAACAATCATCGGGATTGCCGGCCTTGTGCTGACGCCGCTTATTCCATCGCTGATCGGTCTTGGTGTCGCCATCACTCTGCTGGGTGCTGGTGCTGCTTTGGCTGGCGTTGGTGTATTTCTGTTCGCTGCCGGATTTACCGCTCTTGCGGCTTCCGGTGCGGCTGGTGCGGCGGTCATCATCGGTATCGTCAAATCCCTTCTGGGTCTCCTCCCAATGGTGGTCACCCAAGTTGGTGCTGTTGTCTTGGCATTCGCGAAGGTTATTCAGACAGCAGGTCCAGCGATCGTCAAGGCAATCACTGTGGTTCTGTTGTCTCTGCTCGATGCGATCACTAGGCTTTCGCCGAAGATCGCTTCTACCTTCAATGTCTTGATGGCTTCGCTACTTAGCATCTTGGTGCAGAATATCCCCAAGATGGTTTCTGCCGGCGCAAAGATAATTCTAGGCGTCTTGAAGGGTATTTCCGCACACATCGGCGAGATCGTCAAAGTTGTTGCCGATATTATCGTCAAATTCCTGAATGCGCTTTCGGCAGCACAACCGAGAGTTCTTCAGGCTGGAGCTGATTTCATCATTAGCTTCATCAACAATCTGGCGAGCACCATTCGCGGAAACTCGGCAGCTCTCGGCGAGGCGGGTGGAAATCTTGCCTCGGCTATCGTTGAGGGTATGGTTAGCGGTCTTGCGGCTGGTGCCGGTAAGATCGTCAGTCAAGCCAAATCGATGGCTCAAAATGCATTGAGTGCCGCAAAGAATGCATTGGGCATCAACTCGCCCTCGAAGGAATTCCGTAAGGTGGGCGAGTGGTCTGGCGAAGGTCTGGGTATCGGGTTCGTCATCTCGGGTCGAGTGGCTGCTAAGGCTGCTTCGGACATGGGTACCGACTCGATCGAGGCACTCCGGAAGTCTATTTCGGGGATTTCCGACGTCCTCGTGACCGACGACAAGTTCCGCCCGATCATCCGTCCGGTTCTGGATCTGACGGATGTGAAGAGCCAGGCAACGCAAATCGGGTCCATCTTGACTCCTACTCCGATCAAGACGGATCAGGTTCTCGCGATGGCCAACGCTGTGTCTTCGGATATTGCTGACGCTCAGGACAACCGTCAGCCTCCGCCGGAGCCCAGCGTTACGAACCTCAACTACACACAGAACAACAACTCGCCCAAGGCTCTGTCACCCAAGGAAATCTACCGCGGGACTAAGAGTCAACTAGCCGTCGTGAAGGGAGCTCTGGATAACAAATGATGACTGCAGTACGTCTGACTTCTAGTTCAGGCTCCCAACTCACGCTGACTCTGGGTGATATTTCAGAGGGTGTCGTAGTCAAGGAAATTGGCGGGCTGGACCCAGTGAAAACGACGATTGTCTCGTCGAGTTTCCCGAACGTACAGGGCGAGCAGTACATGTCCAGTCAAAGGGATGCTCGAGACATCACGTTCAAGCTGGGTCTGGAACCCGACTATATTTCCGAGTACCCCTCGGATGTCCGCGACCGGCTCTACGAATACTTCATGCCGAACACTTGGGTCACCATGGAGTTCTTCGACTCCATCAAGGATCCGGTGAATATTTCCGGTATGACGGAGGTCTTCGAGGCCCCGTTGTTCGTGAAGGAGCCGGTCGCGGATATTTCTGTTCGATGCTTCGAGTCGGACTTCGTCAATCCGGACGTCGTGATGAACAACTACACCACGGTGTCCAACACCCTCGATACGACGATTTCCTACGATGGCACGGTCGAGACGGGTGTGATTCTGCAGATCTATCCAGATCGAGACGTGGATGCCTTCACGGTATATCACACCCTCCCTAACGGTGATCTCCGGCAACTTGATTTCGCGTTGCAGCTGCACTCGGCCGATATTGTTGTGATCAACAGCATCCCGGGTCAGAAGGAGATCAGTCTCACGAGGGCCGGCGTCAAGACTCCGATCCTCTACGCGATGTCGCCTACGTCCAGCTGGATCGAGTTCTTCAAGGGAGACAACAAATTCCGCGTCTATGCGGAAGGAGCACCGATCCCCTACGACCTTACGTACTACAAACGGTATGGAGGTCGCTGATGGAGATCTACACGCTCGACGGTCTTCTCCGAAGAACACGAGTAGTCGACAAGTTCAAGTCTCTTATTTGGACTGAGAGGTTTCAGTCCGCGGGAGACTTCGAGCTCCAACTCCCGTCGACCACGGGCAACCGAGCCATATTCACCCCAGACACCTGGCTGGCTCTCAACGAGTCCTTCCGGTGTATGAAGGTAGAAACTGTCAGTGACGAAACTGACGATGATGGTACGGAACTTCTCGTGGTCAAGGGTCCCTCAATCGAACTACCGACGCTCGATGATCGTGTGGCGTTCAACGTCAAGGATGATCTCACTACGAATCCGAAGTGGGTCATCACCGATCAGCCGGCAGATGTAGCACGCAAAGTCTTCAACGATATTTGTGTGTTGGGAGTACTCGACACTGACGATATTCTCCCGTACATCACGGCTGTATCGATCCTTCCGGACGACTCCATCCCAGAGCCAACGGACACGATCACAGTCGAGATCACACCCGACACGGTCTACAACGTGATCAAGCCGATCTGTGAAGCTTACGACATGGGCTTCCGCTTGCTCCGTAATTACGACCTGTCTCAGCTCGCGTTCGATATTTACATGGGCAGTGACCGCACCACGAACCAAACAGTTCTGCCGGCGGTCATATTCAGTCCGGACTTCCAGAATCTCAAGAGCACTACGAGACTCGAGACCACGGCCGGCGTGAAGAACGTCGCGTACGTATATTCGAATCTCGGCTTCGAACAGGTTGTCGCTACCGATGTCGACCCGTCTGTGGCCGGCTTCGAGCGTCATATTCTGGTGGTCAAGATGGACGACTTCGATGCGGGAACTCCTGCTGCCACAGTCACTGCAGCGATGCAGCAAAAAGGCAGAGAAGAGCTCTCGTACGCGCGGAGATTCATCGGGTTTGATGGGGAAGTAACACAACGAACGCAGTACAAATATGGGATCGACTACCAGCTAGGAGATCTCGTAGAGATGCGCGGTAAGGATGGCATCTCCGCTGTCGTTCGTGTCACCGAACAGATATTCACGTCTGATGCTGAGGGTGACAAGTCTTACCCCACTCTGTCGAACAAGCTGACAGCTGAACCTGGATCGTGGGCTTCCATGGGCAACGCCGAATGGATTGACTACGACGACGATCTCACTACCTACTGGTCGAGCATGCCTTAAGGAGGGTTGAAATGGCTATCGGAGATCAAGCAACAGCCGCGGGATATCCTGTCGTACCCGACACCGGTGAGGAAGGCCGGGTGCGTTGGGGTGGCCGTGAGATCACCCGAACACGAGACCTGCTGGCACTGCTCAAGGGAATCATCCCAGTCGGCAAGGGTGGATACCGTAACGCTGCCGGCATCTCGTCTGGAACGGGTGTCCCCACCGGCGGTAATGACGGCGATATTTACTTCAAGATCGTCAGTTAGGGGGTCACATGGTATCCGTACCTACTGCCCCCGGACCCTGGAAGATCACCTCGTGGACGAACACGCGAGTCAATGGTAAGGCGAACGCCAACAGCACCGGCGGAGCGACGATTCTCGAGTGGCAGCTTCTGTGGGGTACTCACCCAAACACAGCGGCTTTCACTGGGAGTCTGAGCTCCGACGGTTCTGGCTTCGTCTCCGGACTTGCTCCTGGCGGGACATATTACTTCTGGAACCGGCAACGTAATTCCGCCGGCTGGAGTGAATTGTCTGCCATGACGCAGGTCACAATGAAAGACAGACCAGATCCTCCGAAGATGCCGGTGGCATTTTCAAACAAGACACAGACGTCTGTGAAGATTTTGGTCGCCCCAAATGATTCCAACGGTGCACCTATCACGAGCTACACGCTGGCCTACGGGACCAGTCCGGCCAGCACTGACGTATCAATCACTCAACAGTCAGCGATGTTCAACCTGACAGGTCTGATTCCAGGGAAAGGATATTACCTCTGGGCGAAGACAACGAACGCGTATGGCACGAGTGAATGGTCAGCTCGAGGTGCGGTACTTCTGATTGCGGGTGCGATGGTCAAGGTCGGTCTTACCTGGAAACGTGCTGTTCCGTACGTGAAAGTAGCCGGAGTCTGGCAGATGGCTCGCACTTGGAGTAAATCCCAAGGTGTCTGGAAAGAGACCGCAGATTAGGAGAGCCTGTGATTGACAACATTCCCATCGCTGGGCTAACTCCTGCCGCGCTGTTGTTATTTGCAGTGCTTATGGTGCTTACAGGTCGCCTGGTGCCTCGATCCACTCTTGAAGATAAGAAGGTCGAGGCCAACCAATGGCGTCAAGCCTACGAGGCGGAGAGAGACGCTAGGACAGTGTCTGATGCCCAAACTCGCGAACTCCTGGAGGTAGCCAAGACCTCGCAACAGTTCTTGGCTGGTGTCTATGCGAACAGCGAGAAGATAAAGTCGGGAGATTCATGAAATGGGTTTTCGCCGACGTGAGACCAGGAAGAACCTTGTTGAGTCCGAACAAGCTATATTGGATGCCAACAAGGCAAAGAAGCGTGTAGCCGACAGAGATCCGGAAGTACGCGCAGTCGCCAAAACTCTCAAAGCCTACCGAGAGCGAAACCATTTCGCAGAGCAGTTGCGAATCATCATAGAGAGGGGGTAAGGATGCCGAGCGACGTCGATTCCTTGCTTCACTGGACCAGAATCATGCTCTTCGTCACCGCGATTTGCGTGACGCTGTTTCCGGTGTTGTATGGACTGATAGCCCCGTGGTACAACTCGCATCTGGGTCGTGCGGTTCTACTTCAATCAGTATCGGTAGCTTTGATTATCGATATCACGGCTTACGCTCAGTTCTGGCCCTTCACGTCAGACTTCAAGAAACTTCTCATCATCAACGTGGTGTGCTTCTCGTTCATTTCCCTGGCGTCGCTATATTTGACGGCCACGTTGCTGGTGATCAATCTTCGCAAGAAGTTCAACAGGGAGAACCTACATGAAACTCAGCAACGCAACGTACGACAAGCTGAAGTGGGTGGCGCTGGTAGCGCTGCCGGCACTGGCGGTACTGTACCTGGCCCTGTCGGGCCTGTGGAGCCTCCCGAAGGCACAGGAGGTGTCCGGGACGATCATGGCGCTTGACGCCTTCCTGGGTGCCCTTCTGGGTCTCGCGGCGAAGAACTACACGCCCGGTACTGACGGAGCACTCGAGGTGGCCGAGGACGACACTCGGTTCATCGGTCGACTCGATCTCCAAGTACATCCGGAAGAGCTGGCTCAGAAGAGCCACATCACCCTCGAGGTCAAGAAGGTTCCGATGGAGCCTGACGCCGTGGTGGCTCCGCCCGAGTAAGGGTCGCGAGAAAAACTTCTCCTATAATGAGACCCCCTATGTTAGGAGACATTATGTTCAAGCGTAACACCGAGTACGTTGACCCCCGCCTCGACTCCGCGATCGACAACGTGATCACCCGGATGGAAGGACTGGACAACGATTCCCCCCAGTACGCCCCGCTGAACGAACATCTCGTCAAGCTCCTCACGCTGAAGCAGAACACCATGCCCAAGCGTGCGAGCAATGGCGAGAAGCTCGTCGTCGCGGCAAACCTGGCTGGCATCGTTGCCATCCTCGCCTCCGAGAACACGCGCGTCGTCGCGTCCAAGGCGATCGGCTTCGTGCTCAAAGCTCGCTGAACCACGACCCCACAGAAGGAATCCCGCTGAGAGGCCTGTAGAAATACAGGTCTTTCAGTTTTTCTCTGCCTTTGTTTTTTGAAAATTGCCCGGGTGGGATTTTCAGTCGCAAGTTTCACAACGCCTATAATGAGACCCCTACGAAAGGATTCATTATGCGAAACTGGCTGCTGATCCTGCTCGCACTCACCGTCATCGGCTTCCTGGCCTGGTATGGCTACCACGTTGTGGTGACCAAACTGGAGTACAAGAAGTACAAGGCGATGCGTACCGAGCAGAACGAGAAGCTCAACCGGATGCGCAACGAGACCCTGCTCTGACCTCACGCCTAAACCCCCACAAGGGGTTTAGGTTTCGCAAAATTTACTGGGCCTATAATGAGACCCCTACGAAAGGTATATTCATGTTCAAGCGACTTTCCGTCCAAACCACGACGAAGCTCGTCAAGAACAAGAAGCCGACCGAAGAGGCCCAGACCGAGAACAAGACTCTCGCCGACTACGTACCCATCATCACCGAAGTCGGCAAGAAGGCTGTCATCGGAGCTGTGGTCATCATCGGCAGCACAATCGTTCTCGACACTTTGCGTCAAGTGACCGTCGAAACCGTGAAGAAGCACTAGTAGATCCAAAGCCTAATCCCCACAAGGGATTTAGGTTTTCCTCGCAGAAAAAACGGGCCCTATAATGAGACCCCTAATCTGAAAGGAAACCAATCATGCAGAACACCCTCAAGGCCATCCCCTCGAAGGTGAAGAACCACATCGCCTCCAACAAGGCTGCGTATGTTGCAGGTGCCGTCGCTATCGCAGCGATCGCCCTCCAGCAGCGCAACCGAAAGGAGTTCGACAAGTTCCTCATCTCGAAGGACATCGACCTCGACGAGTACTACCTGCCCGAAGCGTTCGCCGAGAAGAACAACTGACCTCAAAGCCTAACCCCATCCCGGGGTTTAGGTTTTTCATTTCGAAAGAGACCCCTGTGACGCTACGCTACGACGCACATGGCCGGCCCGTAGGGCTTGACTGGACCGTGTGCAATGACGGAAACCCGCAGCCGCATATTTGGAGCGACTGGCAGCAGCGACTTCTTGAGCGCAAGAAGAAGCATCCCAACACGCTGAATCCCGGCATCGGTCGGGGCGGGAACGTCTGGATGGGCGCCGAGATGGAACGGCAGATCATCGATGTCTACACCATGACCAGGTTCGGACCGTACGATATCGCCGAGATGTTCCAGATCACCCACAAGACGGTGTACCGAGTACTGCACCGGAACGATATTCCTCTGAGAGCCAAACAGAAAGTGGTTGCCTGATGGCCAAGCCCAAGCCCACCAAGCACGGTGACGACAAGAACATCAGCAAGGCCGGCCGGAACTCCAAGGCCAAGAACCAGAAGGCCGCCAAGGGCGGAAGCGGCGCGAACGAAGATACGGAAAACCAACTCAAGAAGTTGGGCAAACTTTTCGGTCTCTAACCAGAAGGGGTTCAGCGATGGACATGATCCGAAATTTGATCTGTGGGGGCATATTCTTCTTCGGCCTCGTTGCCGCCTGGGCTATCACTGAACTCCACTGGCATTTTCAGGAGCGAAAGAGGAAGAAGGAAATCCACGCTCGCGCTCTCCGGATCCTGGAGCGTAAGGCAGCACTTCGCAAGGCAAAAGAAGATGAGGCGTGGGCTGACTACGTCTCCGAGATCAATCAGGAGATGCGCAATGAATTTGGGGACAATCGCCAAGCTGGCTGAGAAGTACGTCGCGGACAACTCCCCCCATATCCTCACGGGGATCGGGGTTGCAGGAACCCTCACGACAGCCGTACTGACGGGTCAAGCGTCGATGAAGGCTGCTCGTATGATCGACAGCGAGCAGTACAATGTCAACATCCACGCCGGCGCGAACGAACGCCACGAGCTCACCAACAAGGAGAAGGTGTTGCTGGTATGGAAGCTCTATATCCCACCCGCGACTTTGGCTGTTGCGACCGTGACGAGCATCGTACTCGCAAACCAGATCGGTACGAGGCGGACGGCAGCGATGGCATCGGCGTTTGTGACGGCGAACCGGATGGCCGACGAGTACCAGAAGAAGGTCGTCGAGAAGCTGGGCGAGACCAAGGAGAGCCAGATCCGCTCTGAGGTCAACCAGGAGCGACTCCGCAACGACCCTGTCGAGAACAAGCAGATCATCATCACCGGGGGAGGGAACGTGCTCTGCTATGAGCCGTTCACCGGTCGATATTTCGACAGCAGCATGGAAGAGCTCAAGCAGGCCATGAACGACACCAACTACATGGTGCTCAACTACGGCTATGCCTCACTCAGCGATTTCTACGACAAGGTCGGTCTCCCCCACACCGAGCACTCGGACGAGATGGGATGGCGATCCGATCGCGGTCTCATCGACATGTCATTCGACACGAACCTCGCAACGGACGGACGACCCTGTCTGACGTTCGACTACGGCGTCGAGCCCATCAGGAACTTCTACAAGGTGCACTAGGGCTCGCAGAAATTACCGCCCCTATAATGAGACCTCATTCACCTCTGAAAGGAACCACCATGTCTGAGACCCCCGTCGAGACCAACGTCGACTCCATCGTCCCCTCCCAGGACACGGACCTCGAGACCCCGAACTCGACCGCTGCCATCATCGGCGGTGCCATTGCCGGCGCCGTCATGGTCGCTTCGATCGGCTTCATCGTCAAGAAGGCCCGTTCCATCCGGAAGGCCGACGAGGAGAAGATCCACGTCATCACGGACCTCGAAGACTCGGAATCCACCGAGAACTGACCTCAAAGCCTAGAGCCCCCACAAGGGCTTTAGGTTTTCCATTTCTTCCAGAAAGAGAACCATGCTCAAGAAGACCATGACGTACGCGGACATCGACGGAAATCCGATCACCAAGGACTTCTACTTCAACATGACGAAGGCGGAGCTCCTGAAGCTCGAGTTCTCGGAGGACGCCGGCTTCTCGAAGAAGATCGAACGGATCCAGAAGCCCAACGCCAAGGGCGGCGAGATCCTCGAGACGTTCGACGACATCCTGCGGCACTCCTTCGGCATCCGACGCGGTGACGAGTTCGTCAAGCCGGTCGGCGCCTTCGAGGAGTTCCAGACCACGGAGGCCTACTCGGATCTCCTGTTCGAGATCGCAACGGACGCGGTCAAGGCGGCCAACTTCACCAACGCCGTGATGCCGGCCAGTCTCCTCGCCGAGGTCCAGGACGAGATCAAGAAGCAGCAGCTGCAGGGCATGTCGCCGGCCGGTGTCGTGGTCGACGAGGCGCGTCAGATCCAGGACGTCACGCCATACGAGGTCT